GTTTCCAGATCCACAAGCTTTACGCGGCCCCAGACCAGAGACAGGGTTGTCAGAACAGAGGGCTATCCAACACGGGTATAATCCTGTTGGTTTTAGGGACATACCTGGAATTACGCCTGCTAATAATTTAGTGGCATTAGGTCAAGTTGGCGTAGTGGTTGTAAATCCAGAAGATTCCGAAGATTTCGTTACAGGAATCACCGCAATTGGAACAGTAGGTAGCGTTACTATTATAGATGATGCAGCGACTTTTGATAGTACGTCAGCTACTTTAGATTCAACTTCACAAACATTTGATGAGGGATAGAACATGGCAAAACAAACAGTAGGTATTGGTTCATCTGCAAATGATGGAACAGGTGATACTCTTCGTGCAGGCGCAGATAAAATCAACGATAACTTTAATGAGATTTATGCTGCATTAGGTAATAGTTCTAATGTTCTTACTGATATAATAGACAGCGCAGGTCTTCTTGATGTTAGTTCTGGTGCAAACAAAATCGTATTTTACTACGCCGCTTTAGGTGATTTACCAAGTGCATCGACATACCACGGCGCTGTGGCACATGTGCATGCGACAGGGGGTCTGTATTTCGCGCACGGTGGGGCATGGATTAGATTAAATGATGAAACGACTGGCCCTGTAACTAAGTACACCACAGGTACAAACGGATCATCTGCTTACACCTTTACTGGCCCTGGCGCTACGTCTGGAGATAATCCAAACTTTACTTTCTACAAAGGACATACTTATCTTATAGATAACACGGCTAACGTAGGAAGCCATCCCTTGCAAATTAGAACATCTAATGGTGGATCTGCTTTTACCACGGGTGTAACAGATAACTTCAATTCAACTACAGGGTTGACACAATTTATTGTACCACATGAACCAAGTGATACCTCCTTAGTCTATCAATGTACTAATCATAGTGCTATGGTAGGAAACATAACAATAGTGTGATGACATGAGCTTTACATACGATCAACTTAAAACAGCTATTCAAGATTATACGGAAAATGATGAAACAACTTTCGTAAACAATCTTTCTTTATTCATAAGACAAGCTGAAGAAAGAATATTAAAAAGCGTACAACTTAGCCTTTTTCGTAAAAATGTTACAGCATCTTCTACGGCAAGTAATAAATTTTTAGCTTGTCCAAGTGATTTTTTGTCTCCGTTTTCTCTTAGCCTTGCGGGAACAGATGGGGATAAATTCTTTATAGATTTTAAAGATCCTAGCTTTGTGCAGACATATACTCCAGACGCTACGACTACGGGATCTCCAAGATATTATGCTGTTTTTGATGTTGATAACTTTATATTAGCGCCCACGCCAAATACCACATTCACCGCAGAGCTTCATTATTTTTACCGCCCTGCAAGTTTAACTGCGGGATCGGGTAGTGGAACAACTTGGTTAAGTCAAAATGCTGAATTATCACTTCTTTATGGGGCGCTTGTTGAGGCTTACATTTTTATGAAAGGCGAACAAGATATGATGACATATTACGATAAAAGGTTTACAGAATCTTTAACTGGTTTAAAGATGCTTGGAGAGGCAAAAGAAACTACAGATGAATATCGAACAGGGAAAGTAATTAGGGCAAAACAATAATGTTTAAAATAGATGTAAGTGTACCACAGAATAAAGAAGTTGTAGGCGTAAGAACTACGGATAATCGTGGATTTACACCAGAAGAATTAGCGCAGCAATGCGTTGAAAAAGTAATTTCGGTTTCGGATCAGGCTCATCCTGGTATACGAGACCAAGCTCGTGCTTTCTCAAAGCACGTTGAAAAGCTTGTTGAATATTATTTAAGACAAGCTATTCGTAGTGACCGAACAACAGTGTATAATGCGCTTGTTGATGCAGGTCATCCCCAACTGGCTGAACTTATAAGGAGACTTTAATATGGCCTTTTCTGGAAACTTTATGTGTACTTCATTCAAAGAAGAACTTTTGGAGGGAAAGCACGATTTTACTAATGGGCAAGACACTTTTTGTATTGCTTTATATACAAACAGTGCCACCTTTACTGCGGCTACCGCCACTGCTATTTTTGGTACAGGCAATAACGAAGTTGCCACCTCTGGTACTTACACAACAGGTGGACCTTCTGGTGCCACCTCAACAAACTCATTGACGAATGTTACCCCAACTTCCTCTGGTACTACAGCTTTCACAGATTTTTCAGATAAAACATTTACATCTGCAACTATTACTGCTCGTGGTGCGTTGATATATAATACTCAAACAGGGGGTGGATCTAACACGGCAAACTCAGTTGTTGTCTTGGATTTTGGTGGGGATAAAACATCTACATCAGGTGATTTTCAAATTGTGTTTCCCACAGCAGATGCTTCTAGTGCGATTATTAGAATTGCTTAAATATGGTTGTATTAGCCAATAGAGTAAAGGTTGCCACAAGCACCACTGGTACTGGTACGATAACGCTTGGTTCTGCGGAAACGGGCTTTCAAACTTTTGCTGATGGTGGGATAGCTGATGCGGATGTTGTGCGCTACACGATATTAGATGGCGATGCGTTTGAAATTGGCACTGGCACATATACCGCTAGTGGTACTACGTTATCTAGAACGCTGACGGAAAGCTCCACTGGTTCTTTGCTAAACTTATCTGGCAGCGCGGTTGTGTTTATTACGGCTGCTTCAAATGACGTTATGACTTGGCAAAGTACTTGGCCTGATGATCCTTATACTGGTGCTACACTTGCTTCTAAAAACATTGTAATAGGTGAAAGCTTCCCAAACATAACCTCTAGTGCTGTAGCCAACATTGTCATAGGTAATGATTCATTAACACATTCAGCAAACACAAGCCAAGATTATAATGTTATTGTTGGGAATTACGCAGGAAGAGAGATAGATAGTAGCCGAAATATTGTTATGGGCTATAACGCAGGAAACGACATTGATGGTTCACAAAACGTAGCTATCGGCTATAGTGCCATGACAGGAAATGCCACGGGTAGCGGCAACTCAGGCAACGTCGCGGTGGGTGAATATGCCCATTATTGGACCAGTTCGGGGGATTATAATACTTGTTTGGGTTACTATGCCTCTACCTATTATAATACCGCATTTAATTGTGTATCCATCGGTAGTCAGGCAAGGGCATCATATGGTGATTGTATAGCTATCGGAACTCAGGCAGGAAATAGTGCGAGTACATCAAATTATTATAATATTTTTATTGGCTATCAGGCGGGATATGATCAGGACGGAGGTGATAATTGCATTTTCTTAGGCAACCGCGCGGGATACGGAGGGGGCAACGGTGATCGTAATATTGCGTTGGGACAAAATTCACTATATTACCTAAATGGGGGCGCAAACAATACCGCTGTGGGTTACTATTCGGGTAATTCTATCAATAGCGGTGACAATAATGTTTTACTGGGTCGCAGCGCGGGTAGAAGCGTTTCAAGTGCGGATGGCAATACGTTTATTGGAGATCAAGCGGGATATTACAACGGATCTAACACTATTAATACCACTACGGGGTATAACAATACTGCCATAGGTGCAGAAGCGTGTTGCACCTCCTCAACCGCTGATAATCAGGTCACTTTGGGTAACTCTGATATTACTACGTTGCGATGTAACGTACAGACAATATCCAGTTTATCAGATGAACGCGATAAGACAGCTGTTCAAGATTTGAGCTATGGTCTCAATTTTATTAACGATATGCGGCCTGTTGAATTTACTTGGAATAGACGCGACGGCTCTTATGGAGCAAAACCTGATATGGGTTTTATTGCTCAAGATCTGTATGAGGTAGAAATAGAACATGCCTCACATACTCGAACAAGATTAGTAAGCTTTGAAGACCCATCAAGACTTGAGGCTGACTATATACGTTCATATCCAATCTTAGTGAAGGCCGTACAGGAACTGTCGGCTAAAGTAGATGCGCTGACAGCGCGAGTGGCTGAATTAGAAGGAACATAATATGGCTGTAAATGAATTAGAGAGAGACTATATAAGGCTATTGCATACATGCGATATCATTGAAAACATTATAGGCGGTATGAAAATGTCTGATGCTTCTGACTCAGACAAGAAAATGACTGTTGGCAACCTTATTATGCATATTGAAGAAGAACTTGTAGACAGTAAATATACAGACGCTAGTAAAGACTTGACTAGAGTAAATTCTGTTATTGCGACAGGCCGCGCTTATTGGAAGTCATAATAAATGTTAGGTTTTACACCACTCGCTAGTGCACCGTTAGCGGATGATGGCGGTAGTACTGAGGTTTCAGTATCAGTTTCCGTCACAGGTGTAGCCGCAACGGGTTCTTTAGGCTCAGTAAGTGTAAACGCTAATTCATCAGTTTCCGTCACAGGTATAGCCGCAACGGGTTCTTTAGGCTCAGTAAGTGTTATCCCAAAAATAAGTGTATCCGTAGGATCATTAGTTGCTCAAGGCTTTGTAGGAAGCCTTTCTCCTGGGGGGAATGCTTTTGTTCTTGTCACGGGTTTAGCAGCAACGGGCGAAGTTGGAACATCTACCGCATCCGCTAATGTGGTTGTTCCCCTCACTGGGCTAAGTGCTACAGGCGGAATAGGGAATGTAACAGTAAATGCTAATGCAATTACTTCTCCTACGGGCATAGCGGCTACGGGTTCTGTGGGATCAGTGACGGTTAATATTAATCAAGTAGTTCCAGTAGTAGGGGTTTCTGCTACAGGTTCTATAGGCACAGTAACGGCAAAAATTAATGCTTCTGTTTCACTTATAGGAGTTTCTGCCACAGGTGAGGTGACAACTCCAATAATTTGGGGTAGAATAATTCCAAACTCAGGGACTTCTTGGGGTAGTATAACGCCAGATCCAAGCACAACTTGGAGTGGAATTACACCTAACCCCGAAACTTCTTGGGGTAATATAGCACCGAATCCAGGAACTTCTTGGTCGGAACAAACACCAAATCCAAGTACTTCTTGGGATGATATAGCAGCGTAAAGGTAGAAAAAAAATGGCAACCTATACAACAAATGGCGGTATCAAAAAGATTGCCACAGGTGATGAGTCTGGAACGTGGGGTACGTCAACCAATACAAACTTTGATATCATTGACAGGCTTTCTGTAGGTGTTGGAGACATTACACTTTCAGGGACAACGCATACATTGACCACTTCAGATGGTTCTGCATCGGATGGTCAGTACCATGTTCTTGTTTTAGGGGGATCACCTTCTGGCACAAATACAATTACAATAGCTCCCAATGACGCTAAACGGTTATACCTTGTAAAGAATAACTCAGGTCAGACGGCCACCTTTTCGCAAGGTTCTGGTGCTAACGTAAGTGTAACAAACGGTAAATCTGCAATTATATATGCTGATGGTGCAGGCTCTGGCGCAGCGGTAGTAGACCTTACATCAACATTTGCCACTGTTCCTATTACTGGTGCTTTATTAGCAGCTAACAATTTATCAGATGTTGCGAATGCAGGAACATCTAGATCGAACTTAGGGCTTGCAATAGGCACAAACGTGTTGGCTTATGACGCAAACTTACAGGCTTTTGTAACGGCTCTTACCCTACCTACGTCCGATGGGTCAAATGGGCAGGCGTTGGTTACAAATGGTAGTGGTACTGTCTCTTTCGGCAGTGCTGGAATTGGAACGGGTAAAGCCATAGCTATGGCTATTGTTTTTGGTTAAAGGAGGCTAAGATATGGCTGCACCGAACATTGTAAATGTAAGTTCAATACTTGGAAAAACCGCAATGGTTGCATTGGGTTCAACATCACAAACCACACTTTTAAGCAACGCAGCATCAAGTGATGATGTTCTGAAAGTAAACATGATTCAAGTTGCTAACATAGATGGCACAAATGCTTGTGATATAACCATAGATGTGCATAGCGCGGCATCAGGCGGCGGCACAGCGTACTCGCTTGTTGCAACCGTATCTGTTCCTGCGGATGCATCCTTAGTTGTGTTGGACAAAAATACTGCAATTTATCTTGAAGAAAATACTTCGATAACTGCAACTGCGGGTACTGCAAGCGACTTAGAAGTTATTGTAAGCTACGAGCAAATCACCGACTAATAGGAGTCGTATATGTCTAAAGGTAAAGGCGGCTTTATAGGTCAAGATGGGCTAAATGCACCAGACAGCCCTACTGAGGTTAGCGGCACAGCAGGCGATACTCAAGTAGCGGTAAGTTTCACTGCGCCTAGTGATGTTGGTGGGTCCGCTATTACTGGTTTCAGGGCACAGTCAAATACTGGGGTAGGTGTTTCAGGTTCAGCATCACCCCTAACTGTTACTGGTCTGACTAACGGCACTGCCTACACTTTTAACGTATGGGCAATAAATGCGTTTGGTTATTCTGCACCTAGTGATGCGAGTACAGGTGTTACTCCCATACTAAGCACTAGGGCGCTCTATGGGGGCGGTTATACAACGTCAGATCAAAACCAAATTGCTTATTTTAATATGGCAAGTGGCGGAGAAAATGCACAAGATTTTGGCGATTTAACTCAAGCAAGGTTTTATCCATCATGTGCATCTAGTTCAACAAGAGGTATTTGGGAAGGGGGTTATGACGGTAGCAGCACTGAATATAATACCCTTGATTATATAACCATTGCAAGTACAGGAAACGCAACAGACTTTGGTGACATATCTACTGGAGGGCATAAGAGTGGTAGCGGTTGTTCAAATTCAACTAGAGCAGTTTGGACTTTAGGTCGTAATTCTTCAAATGATAACACAAACACTATTCATTACAGTACTATTGCATCTACTGGGAACACAACAGATTTTGGTGATTATACGGCAGGCGTAACAAACGTATCTGCGTCATTTGCAAGTCCGACTAGGGGTTGCATAACTCGTGGTGACCAAGGCAACGAATTGCAATATGTAACCATTGCTTCAACAGGTAACACGACAGATTTTGGTGATTTGTCAAACGGTGCAATGTCAACTGCCGCAGGAGCTTCAAGTTCAGTCAGGGGGTTAATTGGCGGTGGCGCAATGACTTTCCACGATATTGTATACTTTACTATTGCCTCTACTGGAAACAGCACAGATTTCGGTGATTTTGCAGAAACAGAAAAAGGTGGTATTGCT